AGAGCAAGAAATAGAATTGAACGTGCAAAAATTGAAATGCACGAATGGCTTGAATCTTTAAATGATGATGATTCTTTTACAACTACAATGATGAAGGTTTATACAGATGTTCAGGCTGTAGGAAATGGATATCTTGAGATTGGAAGAACAACTCGTGGAGAGATTGGCTATGTAGGACATATTCCAGCAACAACAATGCGTGTTCGTAGATTGCGTGATGGATATGTTCAAATTATTGGAAGTAAAGTTGTATATTTTAGAAATTTTGGGGCAAAAAATGCTAATCCAGTTACGTCTGATCCAAGGCCTAATGAGATTATACACTTTAAACAGTATTCGCCTTTAAATACTTTTTATGGTGTCCCAGATATCATGTCGGCAATAAACTCGCTCCATGGAGACCAATTAGCGTCACAATATAACATTGACTACTTTAGCAATAAGGCTGTCCCTCGTTATGTTGTGACACTAAAGGGTGCTCGTCTATCTGCTGATGCTGAAGATAAGATGTTTAGATTTTTGCAGACTGGGCTTAAGGGCCAATCACACAGAACTCTGTATATTCCGCTTCCTGGAGATAGCGATAGTAATAAAGTTGAATTCAAGATGGAGCCAATCGAGAATGGTGTCCAAGAAGGCTCGTTTGAAAAATATCGCAAGCAAAATCGTGATGATGTTTTAATTGCACATCAGGTCCCGTTATCAAAAATAGGTGGAGGAGATTCTGGATCAATTGCAGCAGCATTAGCGCAAGATCGTACATTTAAAGAACAAGTCTCTAGGCCAGCACAAAGAGAATTAGAAAAAATTATTAACAAGATAGTTAAGGAAAAAACAGATGTTCTTGTCTTAAAATTTAAAGAACTAACCCTTACAGACGAAATCGCTCAATCTCAAATATTAGAAAGATATGTCAAAACTCAGGTTATGCTTCCAAATGAGGCTAGATCTGTTCTTGGATTACCCCAGAGGGAAGGAGGAGATGAGCCGTTTAGCCCTAAGCCAGAAGATAATTCAGAAAGGGCTAGGGATGGAGAAAGACTAAACAATCAGTCCGATGGAGAAGCCACAATTAGTGGAAGAAATCCAAAGGGAGAGGGAAGATCAACTTCTTAGTTATCCACAACCTTATACACAATTTATTAACATTTGTGTAAAAAAGGCTCTATAATATATACTAGTATGACTATATCTAAAGCCCATTGGGATACCGATGGAGAATCAGTAAGGCTTTCCCTTCCATTTGCGAAGGTTGATAAGGAGAGACGTATCGTCTCTGGCTTTGCATCTCTTGATAACATTGATAAGCAAGGCGATATAGTTACCGCAGAGGCATCAATGAAAGCATTTTCAAAGTTTCGTGGAAACATTCGTGAAATGCATCAGCCACTAGCGGTTGGCAAAATGGTTAACTTTAAAGAAGATAGATATTTTGATCCAGAATCTAAAAAGTTTTATTCTGGAGTTTTTGTGTCAGCATATGTTTCTAAGGGTGCACAAGATACATGGGAAAAAGTTTTGGACGGTACATTAACAGGATTTTCAATTGGTGGAAGAATGAATAAATGGGATGATGGTTATGATGAGAAGTCAGATTCCACAATTAGAATTATTAAAGATTATGATCTTGTTGAATTATCATTAGTAGACTCACCAGCAAATCAATTTGCAAACATTATGCATGTAGAAAAAGTTGATGGTATTGAAGTTGTTAAAGGTCAAGATGTTGCGCTTGAAAATGTTTTTTACGATGAGGAATCTGGACTAGTTATGGTTTCAGATGAAGAATCAGTTACAAGTCCAGTGACTGGTAATACGATGAAGAATATAGGTTTCGTTGAAAAAGAAGACAACGAAAAAATGGATATAGTCAAATTCTTAGTAGATAGTGCTAAAGGCATTGATGCTAAGATTAACAAGGAGGATAATCCTATGGCAAAAAAGACAAAGACTGAAGAAGTCGAAGTTATTAAGTCAGAAGAGATCGCTCCAGAGGCAGATGCCGTAGTTGAAACTCCTGTTGCAGAAGTTGCTGAAAAGTCTGAAGAGGCTCCAGTTACTGAAGAAGTTGCACAGACTGAAGAAGTAGTCGAAAAGGCTGAAGAAACAGTTGAAGCACTAGCAGCAGAAGTTGCTACAGAAGTATCTAAATCAGATGAAGCGATTGTTGAAGCAGTTGCAGAAATCAAGAATACAATTACATCAGCCTTTAGCGATTTAGTTGAAACTGTAAAATCTTTGCAGGCAGAAGTAGAAATGCTTAAGTCTACAAAGGTTGATACAGCAGCAGTAAAGAGTTCACTTGATGCAGTCGCCAAAGACATTGCTGCAACAGTTGAACAAGTAGATAAGTTTGGTAAGCGAGTTGATGCAGTAGAAGCAGATACCGCTTTCCGAAAGTCTGGCGATCTAGGCGAGATCGTACAGGAACAACCAGAAATGGTTGAAAAATCCCTATGGGGCGGACGTTTCCTCAAAACAGCCGACTTATTTAATTAAGTAATCACTTAGGAGGTGACAATATGTCGGAAGAGATTAAGAAAAACCAGCCAGGAGAAACTGGCGAACTAGGCGGAACAGCACCAGGTCTTTATCAAGGTCAAGGCGCTTTTGCTTCAGGTGGTGTTGGTGGTGTAACAGATCCAGGTGCAGATACACTTGGTAACATCCCAAATGCTAACTTTGGAGTAACCACTGGTCCTAATGCCGTAAATCCTTCGGGTGATGCTGCAAGCGGAATTTTACGTCCTGAACAGGCACGTCGTTTTATCGATTATGTTTGGGATGCAACCATTCTTGCTCAAGATGGTCGTCGTGTGACCATGAGAGCAAACAGTATGGAACTAGAGAAGATTAACGTTGGTGAGCGTGTTATTCGTGCTGCTGCTCAGGCAGTTGGTAACTACACAAACACTGGTGCTACATTCTCAAAGGTAGAACTTACAACCAAGAAAATTCGTCTTGATTGGGAAGTTTCTGCTGAAGCACTTGAAGACAATGTCGAAGGAGGTGCATTGGAAGATCATCTCGTTCGCTTGATGACCAATGCTTTTGCTAACGATATTGAGGATCTTGCTATCAATGGAGATGGAACAACAGGTCCATTCCTTTCAATCATGCCTGGCTTCATCAAGAAGCACAAGGACAATGGAGATTCACATGAAGCAGCCGTAACAGTTGCTGACAACGCATGGACTCCAGAAAAGATGCAGGAAATTATCCTTGCAATGCCACGTAAGTATCGTGCACTTAAGAATAATCTTAAGTTCTATGCAGGTACAGATGCATTCGCAGGTATCGTTAAGAATAACGGTACATTGTCTGATGCAATCGCTGAGGCACTTGGCAAGAATGGTAATACCTATGCAAATACACAGGCATACCTTGATGGTCAAGGCCAAACATTCGGTGGAGCACGTACAACTCGTGTTCTCGGAATTGATGTCCAAGAAGTTCCTTACTACCCTGAAGGATATGTCGATTTGACATTCCCACAGAACCGTGTATGGGGCTTCCAGCGTGATATCGTCGTCAACCGTGAATATGTTGCTAAGAAGGACACAATTGAATATACTGTGTTCGTTCGCTTCGGTATTCAATGGGAAGAAGAAGACGCTATTGCATGGGCAGACGCTGCTGCAGATGCATAATCTGTAATCAGTAACCTTTGAGAGGGGGCAGGGGCTAGTTCTCCTCCCCCTCTTAATCTTTAGTATTCTGTTATAATAGTCACATAGGAGGTAAAATAATGGAAGAAAATAATTTTAATAATGAGACACCAGTAGAAAATTTTGTTGCTCCAGAGGCTCCAGTAGAAGCACCAATTGTTGATGAGGCAGTTGTGGACGCTCCTATGCCAGAAACAAAGGTGGAAGAGGTAGCAGCAGAAAATAATTTTGAGGCTTCAGTAACTGAGGCTGCAGAAACTACAGATGCAATTACTACATCAGACTTTGCTAGAGGATCAAATACAGCACAGGCTGTTGGACAGGTTGCCAACGGTGTGATTGGAGTAACACATGTAGAGCGCAAGGTTGAAAAGCCATCTACTGTTGTTAAGAAATCAAATAAAACAGTTGCCATTCATTCTACAAAGAATGTAAGTTGGTCTGGAGTCGGCAAGGTATATCGTGGATATAACATTGTTACACCAGAGCAAGCAGAAAAGTGGTTAGAGCGTAGCCATATTAGACTCGCTACTCCAGAAGAAGTAGCCAAGGAGTTTGGTCGCTAAATGCAAATTCTGAGAGTACCGCCATATAATTTAAGTGTAACTTTAGATGTTGGATCTGTATCCACAGAATATGATTATACTATTACAGATATGGCGGACTCTTCAGTTGTAGAGGGTTCAATTACTTCTAATGCAAGTTCAAAAGTTGTAATACCACTATCTTCAAAATATGATACAGAATATAAAATAGAAATTGACGGAGATGAATATTTTATTGATGTAGTTCGTCCATACATCAATCCAAATGATCACGGAACTACAGCCAGTGAAGTTTTAACTTATGCTTCTAATGAAGAATTAGCCAGAGCAATTATAGACTCTGTATGTGATGTAGAATTTTATTACAAGAAAAAAATAATTCAAACAACAGGTCAAGGCACAGATTATCTTCCTATTTGGGTAGATGCTAAAAAAGTTTTAAAGGTTTATGAAAATAATGTATTGCTTTATGATGCAGATGATTTAGAAAATTCTGTTTCAGCATTTGAGATTATTCCAGATGGATCTGCAATCACTATGACATTTAATGATGCAATAAATAGAGATGAGTCTGCTCGTATTTTATTGCCAGCCTCACCAACAGATATTACAGAACTTGATTATTCTGCACGAGGATTTCCAAAAACATGGGACTATACGGTTGTTTTAGAAGTAGGATATAGCAAGGTGCCATCTGATATTGTAAGGGCAACAGAGTTACTTATTCATGACATCGATTGTGGTAAGTTAGATTATTATAAGCGCTATATTGGTGCCTATAATACAGATCAATTTAGAATTCAGTTTGATAGAGCAGTATTTGAAGGTACTGGCAATTTAATTGTAGACAAGATACTTGATAAATATCGCAAACCGATTGAGTTCGTCGGGGTACTATAATGGTTATATGCGAAACTCCAGACTTCGCATTTCCTATGCAAGCAGACGTATATCACCCAATTGTTGAGCAGGGCGCATATGGAAATGTTAAAAAGACTTGGATACTAGACAGAACAATTGCATGTTCGTTCACTTCAGCAGGAACAGCATTTAAAGAAGAGGTAACTCCAAATATTAATATTACGCAAGATAAATTGTTACTTGGAAGATGTAAAACAGATATAAGAATATCTAGTCTTGAAGCAAGAAATTCTGTAACCAATGTTATCATCACAAATATTAAAGACAAAAATTGTAATGAAATTTATTTAGAAACCTCTGGACCACGTGCAGGAAAGTCTACAATATTTGAAATAGCAACACAAGATCCATTTACGGGACCATTTGGAAATGTAGAGTATTATAAACTTGTTCTTCGCAGATCTGAAAATCAGGCGGTAGATGTATGAGAGTTGTATTCAACAACACTGCATTTCGTAAAGACATGAAAAACATTATAGATTATTCTGTTGGATATGTTGAGGGAATTCAAGGCGGTAAAAAAGCATTCTTGAATACTATTGGACTAGAAACAGTAGAACTAATGAAAGAGTATATAGATTCAAATGCTAGAGTTAATCCAGAAATGCTTCACCATATTTATGAATGGAATCAGACAGGAAGCCCAAATTCTAGATTATTTGACATACAATATGTAACAAGTCAAATAGGACTTTCTTTTAGATCAACATTTAAACAGTCAACATCTATTAAAAATGGATCACGTGTTCCATTTTATGATAAGGCTAGAATTATGGAACAAGGAATTCCAGTTACTATTATTCCTAAAAGAGCACAGGCATTGGCATTTGAGATAAATGGAGAAACAATATTTACAAGACAACCAATTGAAGTTTTAAACCCTGGAGGAGATGCAGTGCAGGGTGGATTTGAAAAAGTATTTGATTCATTTTTTAATAGATTTTTTACACAGGCATTTTTAAGAGTTAGCGGGATTGCTAAATATTTAGAAAATCCAATAGCATATAAAAAGAATTTATCCGCTGGTAAGCGTGGCGGAAAAACAAAAGGCTATGAAACAGGATATCGCTGGATAGCGAATGCAGGAGTTGGTAGATAATGTCAGTATCTTTATTGAATACACCAGTTTTATGGAACAACAATGTCTGCAAA